TCCATAAAAAAATAAAACCAACTGTAATACTAATGGAAAAAAACTTTGACTATCCAAATGTATCAAAGGCATTCTCTTATCTTCCAGTAAAATACGTCACAACAGCAGGCAGTCTAACAGAACAAACCAGACAGAAAGGATTTACAGTAGACAAGCCATTCATGATAAACTGGCTCAAAGGCAAAAAAAAGAACCATGAGATTTTATTTTCTAAAAATCCAACAAAAGACATGCAAGTTCTAATTGATCAATATCCTCAAATCGTTCCAATACTATCTGCAGGTGGATATACATTCAAAGCCATGAGAGGAAGACATGATGATCTATTCATGGCTCATTTGATTGGAGCTAATTACATTAGATTATGGTGGGATGAAATGGATAGATTAAATTGAAAATTACCGCCTTATCTCATTCAAAGCACAGAAACGCATTCGGCCTAATTGGAATTGAAGTTGATGTAGAAAAAAAGATCATCCATGTAAGACTAGCCAAACAATGGAGAAGGGAAGAGATCAATCAAATTCCTTCAGATATAGCTCAAGCATTTTCTCAGATAAAATGGGACTCTCAATATATGGATCAAAAGATTGGAGAGCATCTAATCAAAGCAATAAAGATTAAAGCTGAATTTACCATAAAGGTAATTACAACTCAAAAGAATCTCAAAGATCCTGAAGGCATTGAGGACATTAAAATTCTAGATATAATAGAAATGACACAATTCCTGCTGCAACTAAAGATAAACCATCAGATACAATTGCCTGAAAATCCAGGCAAAACAATGAGGATATTAGAATCTCAAATTGCTCTATTCACAGAGCATAAAACAGAAGCTGGAGGAATTGATTATTATGCACCAGGAGATGAAATGGATAATCTGATTAGAGCACTGATGATTTGTTGCTTTGCAGTCAGAAATATTTTACAAGGAGAATTCTCTATACCTATAGCAGGACCTGTACAAAAAAAACATCCTAGAACCCTTGCAGATTATACCTTACAATTGAATAAGCGTGGCCTATCTGCATTTGATGTATGATTAGAACAAATCCATCAGACACCAATTCAAAATATTAAATAGCATATGTGTCTATTTTCAAAAGCCTCGATGAAGCGTTTGAACAATGCCCTTTAGATTTAACAGTAGTCATAACGTGGAGAGGTAGTTTTTAAAATAATTCCTTTAAGCCATATTGATTATTCTCTATCATGGCAAACGGTGATATTGTATCTGCAACATTTCCACTCACAGTGGATCCTAATGCAGTAGCATCTAGTTCAGTAACTACCCAATTAACAATATTGTTCCCAGTTGCAACTTACACTCTAATTCATACCGAAGTTATTTTTGATACTGGTTCAAAAACAAAAGCAACAGTTGTAGTAATTGCACAAGATATATCCTAGATTTTTTTTAAATCCTCTACAGTTATTAGACTATACTGCATTCAAAAATAATTCCTTTATGAATAGTTCATGAATAATCCTTGAACAGTTCATGGAATTAAACGAAAAGATAGCTAATTACATTATCAAACATCCTGACATATCAAACCCAAAGATAGCAGAAAAATACAAAGTATCAACCAGTACCGTATGGAGAATAAGAGATCTAACTAAAAATCTAAAACACTCTACCAAATCAGGTAAAAACAAATCAGTAGTATCATGGGAAGGATTTGACGGAATACAAGAGGAATACAAAGATCCAGAAACTAGTGAGAAAAAATTAAGAATTGCTCATGCTGCAGGTCCATTAACAGGAAAAAGATCAAGATTTACTCCAAGAGTTTTTGGAACCGATACCATCTATGACGATGATACAATAAAGCACTGGCAGCCTTACATGCACTTAGTAGTGAATGATGAAGTTACAGGAAAACCATTATCTGCAGCTCAAATAACATACAAGAGAAACACAAGACCAGAATGGTATCCTAGATATTTTTCAAATCCTGCACAGTCATTGGACTATATTACATTTGAAGCACATGCAAGATCAACTATTGGCGGATCTCTGATTAGAGCACTTGTAAAATTTATCGTGGCAAAGGGATTTGAACCAGAACTAGAATTAATTAATCCTGCTGAAGATTCCATAGAGAATCAAAAAGAGATTGATGCACATCAGGATATTATTAGAGATTTAATACAGATAGAAAATCAGTTATCATTTGATAAAAATGGATATTTGGATTTACCTTATCAAGACAAAATTACTGCATTAATTTTAAATTCCCTTACATTCAATCGGTCTGCATTACTCTCAAGATATGACGAACCTGTAAAAATTAACGACAGAAACTATGGAAACATTCCAACTTCGATGCAGTTTGCTCATGCAAGAGAACTAGGAATGATTAGAACAAATCCATACACTGCAAGACTGGAAGCATTTCAGTGGGATAATGCCGGAGGATTTGTTGATATTGATGATTCAGTATATTTGTGGAATTCATTAACATCTGCAGTTACTCATAATTCAACATGGTATGGTGATTCTATGTATCTTCCAATGATTGATGCGTTAAGAGTATTGAGAACAAATATCGGAGTCAACTTTCCTGCAATGGGTGAGAACGCATATTCTGGATTGGCATTATTATCCATAAAACCTGAAGGATCTACTGCAACACAAAAGGAAGATGAATACACTGGAATCTCTCAAAGAATTGTTCCGGCTACAACTAATATTATAATGAAAGATCCAGATGAAACAAGATTAGATAATATAGATTACAAGCCTGAAGTGGACTCTTTTATCAACATGAATGAATCTCTTGTAAAATATTGTGCAGCCACACTTGGAATGCCTCACGCAATGTTTTATGACGAATCAGCAAGTAACAGAGCCACAATGATTGGAAAAATACAACTGGCCATAGCCACAGTAATTGACCCAATGCGACAATCGATTAATCGTATGGTATCTCCTCAGACATATGACAAATGGTTCAGAATACTAAACAGGAAAGATGATGAGTTACTAAAGAAATTCAAGGTCAATATTAAATTCAAGGATCTGCCAATAGCTGAATGGTATGATATGGTTGAGGCTGCAAATGACATAGACAGCAGAAAGCAACTAACCGATGTAGGATATGGAAAATTGATAGGCTTGGATAACTATTCTGGAATTGTAGAATCAGATGCAGAAACCCATCCAGGAGGAAACGGATCGAGTAAATTCAGTTTTGGTGGAGAAGGTCATGAAAAGATTACCATGAGAAAGAGCAAATTATAGGGATATTCTTATATTTAGTTATTTTTTATAATTTACATGGGAAAAGATAAAACTAAAAAAAATAGTTCTGATGAAGTTCAAGAATTAAAAAATGAAAACGAGACACTGAAAAATGAAGTTGCAAAAAAGAAAGATCCAAATGCCAAACCCCGAACCATAACAAAGGGAGATCAGGTACATCCAAAGTATCGAAAAAATACTATAAAAATTGCTGCAACACTTCCAAAGACTAAATAAGTAATTATTCTTTTATCGCAAAAATAGTTCTATTTCTTTAGATGTATCTAGCAGCCAAAGCAGTTTTAAAATCAAACCTTCTTACAGAATGGAAAGGTAGAACAGGCAGATTTGTAAGAACCTTTGGAATGAACTCCAAGAGAAACAAAAACGAATGGAGGGCAACATGGGATTCTATTAAAAAAAATATACACACAGCAATTGATTATCCAGGAATAGAGTATGAGGCATGTGTTGATGCCAAATGTGATTTGGACCATGTAGAGGCTGAAACTTTTAAGGAAAATGTAGAGAAGCAAAAACCATTCTCACGAACAAATATTATAGATTTTGTCCTAGATGAGAAAGAAGAATCAGTTGATCTAATTCATGAGGTACTTGATGATGAGTTTTGGAAGAGACTAAATAATGAGGAACTCTTTGTCTCACCTTTAATCTGGCCTGTAAATAATGGTGTGACCGTACTAGGAAAGGGAAGAATTGGCTTACCAATAATAGATACTACTGACTGGAAATTTGTTCATGATGCATTTCTAACCAAAGATCCGGCATATGGAACTGACACGGCTACTGTAAAGACAATGTGTGAAGGCAAAAACTGTGATGTCAAATTACTATCTGCACAAACTCTTCCAATCACTACTCTAATAGAAAAGAAAGAGTATTTGCCAGGAAAAGAGATTCCATTGTGTGGGAACTGCAAGTTCTTTGTAGAAGATGGATTATGTAGTCTGGTAAAAGGAGAAATAAAAGCTGAAGATGTTTGTAATCTTCACATATTTGGAAAGACACAACCAAAGGGAACCAAGGTATCACCTGACTTTGAGAAGGAGAGAGTGAACTATAGACATCCAGAATCTAAATCATTAGAAGCAGAAACAACTATTGCAAACCAAGAAAACATCAGCCACCTGCAAGAGATCCCATTACTCTACAAACACAAAGGTCAACTAATCTTACTATCAGCATCATCTTGTGTCCAAGAAATAATTCGCAAGAAGAAAGAAGATGGAATAGAGATTGATGATCAGGCATTGGCCATTGCATATTCTGAGTGTGGAGAATCTAAAAAGGCTAAAAGTTCTTTTAAGACCTGTACTTGTATTGCAAAACAGAATAAAATGGATCAAGCAGAATTAGAAAAAGAAAATACGGATTTGAAATCTAAATTAAAAGCTATGGAAGATAGAGAAGAAATAGAAAAATCTAGAGAATCTCATAAAGGTCGTTACGCTAAATTATTTGCAAATGTAGATGAAGATGAACGTGAAAAGATGATTTCCAAAATGAAAGGAATGACAGATGATCACGATAAAGATGAATTAAAAGCTATGGAAGAAGTCCATGAAGAAATGAAATCAAAGAAAGCAATGGAACATGATCCAGAAAAAGAAGACATGAAAGCAAGACTTGAAGCTATGGAAGATGAAAAGAAAGAAGAGAAAATGAAAGCAATGGTTACACTACAAGCAAAATATGGATTAACTGCAAAAGAACAAAATGAATACTATGCAGGACTAAAAGGAAAATCATACAAAGAAGTAATGAGCAAGTTTGAAGATGTCGAACCTATAATTAAAAGCATGAAAGCAACTACAATTCCAAATAAAGAAAATAATTTCAAATGGAATGGTGGAGATATAAATTCACTAAAAGGTAAAACTTTTGAAGAAATTTCGGAGGCTTCTCAGTAATGGCCGATCTAAATCCTCTGGTAGCAGGCGATGTTCCATATCCTCAATATTCAGTAACTATAACTCAACCAATTAGCGATACTCTAGTAATTTTAAAAGGTGTAGTTTACACCTCAGATCCTGCAGGTAGATTAGTTGTTGTAACTGCAACATTAGATAATGGTATTTTTCAAGCAAAAGCAACTCCATTACTTGCAGCAGTAGTAGCAAATGATGATTCAGTTCAAGTATTAACTCCTAGAACTAGAATGATTGTTGATGATGCAGTTGGTTCATTAGTGCCAGGTGAAGATGTTCTA